GCTGTTCCGATTACCGCTGTTCCGATTACCGCTGTTGCAATCACCGCTGTTCCGATTACCGCTGTTCCAATCACCGCTGTTGCAATCACCGCTGTTGCAATCACCGCTGTTCCAATCACCGCTGTTGCAAAGACCAGTGCATGCCTTTCCTGTGTTGACTATGGTCAAGACTTCCTGCCAGGTGACTTCACGCACTATTTCAATTTTGTTGGTACTGCACTTGTCACCATCTTCTGCAACATCACCCAGGGCAATAACTTCTGCAACCTTGTTGTTGGGGTTAAATCTGTAATAATTGAAACAGTCTTTCGCCTGTTTGCAGAAGTGGAATCCAATGTCACAAACACTTGGTTTCACATCTTCTTCATAAATCTTTCCAACCTCATACTGAAAACCTCTGCATGTCCAATCAGGATTGAACACTTTGAACCCCTTTACATTTTCCATGTTTGAACCATCCTTTCCTAAAGTCCTATATACTCATTCAATTTCTTTGGTGAAATGTGATAAGAGAATCTTTCACCTGACAACTTGACTGCAAATCCGAATGGTGCAATCCCTCTTTGAAGTGATACCCTGACAAATTGCCTTGACTTACCAAGAAGCTTTGCTGCCATATCAACAGGTACATTCTTCAAACCGTTTGAGTCAGCTGTCATGTCAGGGCAACTGGTTGTTCCATTCAGGAATGCCACTGAACAATCAAGTGCTTCTGCAATTTTGTTCAGGGCAATTTCCTTGGGTTCATTCTTACCTGATACATACTGACTGATGGATGACTTGCCAATTCCAGTCAGTGCTGAAAGTTCAGCTTGTGTCATGTTCCTTTCCACCATTGCTTGTTTCAATCTTTCTGAAAAACTCATTTTCAACCATCCTTTCTTATAAAATAGTTAAGCTTCCTTAACTTTTGGTGTAAAAAAATATATGGGTATTTCCTCTTTGGAAATTTGAAGCAGGTCACACGCTTTGTCAATTTCCTTCTGACTGAACTGAACCTTGTTATTCAGCTTTTCGGACAGGGAAACAGGTGACATATGCATTGCTGATGCAAATGCAGATTGTGTTCCAAACACTTCCTTGATTTTTCCCCTTACTTTGGAATAATCAAATAGTACATCTTTCATTCAAAATCACTTCCTTTCACTAAACATATAATTCATTGTTGTCATCAAGTATCATACAAAGAAGTTCTTCTGCAACATCAACAACAATTGAATTTCCTGCCATTTTATAAAGCTGTGAATCGCTTATTTTGTTATCAACCAGGACCTGCCAATCACTATCATCAAATCCCATCAACCTGAAACATTCTTTTGGGGTGAACTTCCTTGCAACTTCACCAACTGGAATTTTGGGGATTGTATTACCTGACTGTCCAGTTGGAATTGTGGGTGAACATCCATAAATACTGTAAATTCTTTTGCACAAATCATGACCATTCAAATCAACTGAACCTATTCTTAAAACATTATATGGAACACCTTTCATCATATTTGCGGTTAAGCATTTACTGTATTCATCTGTAATGTCACTATGATGCTTGAAATCCCAGTGGTTTCTTCCATCCTTTGTTTCTCTATTCATGTAAGTGATTTCTTTATCAGATAGAAAATACTTTTCATCAACTGTTTCTTCCAACATGTCAATCAACCGCAACCTTGGTTCAAGTGGTTTAGGGAATTCAAATATTCCTGTGTCAATGTCCTTTCTTATGGATACAATGAAAATTCTTTCCCTGCTTTGTGGTATTCCATAGTCCTTTGCATCAAGTATCTTGAAGTAATTGTTGTACCCTGCTTCATCCAAAGCCTGTAATACAATCTTGAATTGTTTTTCAAACTTCTTTGATGTCAGGTTCTTCACATTTTCTGCAATAGCAACTTTTGGTTGTGTGTGTGTGATAATTCTTAACGCATCAAAGAACAGACCACTTCTTGTCTTTGTACCATCTTCATTGAATAGTCCTTGTTTTGCACCTGCAATTGAAATATCTTGACATGGAAACCCATATGTTATCAGGTCAACTGGAAGTGGAATGGATGATTCATCAATTTTGGTAATGTCATGAAAGTTCATTGTTTCAGGTACTTTGTGAATCAACGAATATGCCTTATATGCATACTTATCAATTTCACTATAACCAATCAATTCATAATCAACTTTTATGTTATCCAGTGCTTTTTCAAATGCACCAATTCCACTGAACAAACTTAAATACCTTATCAATTTTGGTGTCACCCCCTTTCAAATTTAATCAACCAGGGTGTTCAGCATGGGGATTGTTCCATACCGTTTACTGGTCTGTATTCACTTGTCAAAGAACAATGGTCAATCAGTTAGATTTCTTCTTCAAATTCAAGTTCACAATCAGTGCAGGTCACCCTGACTTCTTTTGTTGCTCTGATGATTGCACCGCAGCCAGGGCATACATACTTTCTTGATGAAGATGAACTTTGCTTCTTAATTTTTGGAAGCTTGCTTCTGAATAGTTCAAAGCCTTGTTCATCCTTATATACAGACTGAATCCAGTCAGAAGCTTCTTCTGTAAGTGTGGTTGTTGACCATCCATATTTTTCAGACTTGTCCACCACAAGACCATGCTGTTCAGCAACTTCTTTGAATTTCTTGTTGTGGTACTTGCCACTTCTTGAAGTATCCTGAACTTTGTTTTGTAAGTTCAACAGGTGAACCATTTCATGAATTAGGGTTGAACAGGTATTCAGGAACGGTCTGTTCAGGTATTCAGCACACATGTTGATTTCATAATATCCTTCTTTGTCATCAGTGCTGTTCTTCCATGCTTTCCAGGATGTACACCATCCATAAGCACCTTTGGTTGTGTCAGGGGAAATGGTGATTATAGGTTTTTCCAGTTCCCCATTGAAGAAGTGTCCGTTGAATGTTGAAAATAACCTTTCAAGTTTTTCGATTACTGCATGTAAGCTTTTGTTTTCCATTTTTACACCACCTTAAATGTGACCTCATGACCAGGGTTTTCTTTAACCAACAATGCTTTCATATCAATAACAGTCATGTTATTATCCAAAGCTGCTTGAATCACTTCAACCAACTTCTTACCATCAAGGTATGCCCAAATCTTTTTACGCTTCATATCATTCATCCTTTCTTGGAAGGGGGAATTATTTCCCCCTGTTTTGTTCGTGCCACCATCCGTCAACCAACAACCCTGCAATTACCGTTTTATAGTGACTTGCATTGGTTAAGCAGTTGTTTGAAAAGTTGATGTTCAAATCAGGATGCTGCAAGGCACTTCTGAAATCATCTGTAAGGTTCTTTTGTTCTTTTGCTTTCCTGACTGCATATTCATGAAGCAGGTTCACAACTGTCTTATCCTTGAAGGTATCCATTGCAATTTCAACCAGGTGCTTTTTGATTTCTTCAACATAACCATCAGCGAATGTCGCAAGGTCAGAAACAAACTGTTTGAATTCTTCGGTTCTTGTTTCTCTGACCAGTAATTCAGTGTAAAGCTTTTCAATTCCGTTCATATCGTGCTTTTTGTAAAAGTCTGCTATTTCCTGTTTGCCATTTGAGTTGCTGAACTGTTCACTGTTCATGTAAACAAATTCAATTCTTTCATAGCAATCAGTGTCAACTGTCATTCCAACTAATTTTTCAAATTCATGTTTCATCATTTTATCCACCAGTCCTTTCAATGTTTGGGTGATGCGTGGTTAAGTTTCCTTAACTTCTTGACAGTAGTATAGCATCCTTAACTTTTTAAGTCAACCCTTTTTTCATATTTCTTTAACTTTTTTCGATTTTAATTGAAATTTGCTTAACTTTGATGTATAATTGGGCATACTAATAGATATAATTAAAGAAAGAGGTGAATTCAATGAGTGAAACATTTCAGGACAGACTAAACCAGGCATTGGAAATAAGGGATATGAAGCCTGTTGAATTATCACAAAGAACAGGTTTATCCAAAGCAAGAATCAGTCAATATACCAATGGGGTATATGAAGCAAAGCAGAAAGCATTGTACAAAATTGCACAGGCATTGAATGTTTCAGAAGCCTGGTTGATGGGTCATGATGTGCCTATGGAAAGATTGATTTGTGAAAAGAATGCAACAGAAGTGCAACTTCTTGAACTTATCCAGGTTACCTATGGAAAGAAAGCTGTTGAATTACTTGAACAGTTCGTTGAACTCAATGAATCAGGTAAAGACAAAGCAATTGACACTTTGATTGACCTTTGCATGATTGAAAAATACACTGAAAAATAGCACTTGTTACGGTTGTTACAGTTGTTACGGTTACTTTCTATTTATTATATTTTTAAGGTTTTTCAATTCAATAAAATTTAATGATTTTTTCTAAAAATTAAGTAATAAGAAAAGATGTGTAACACCGTAACATGTGTAACACATCCAAAATGAAAGGGGATGCAATTATGTTCGGAAAGAAAGTAAAAAATGAAATGCTTACACTTGGTGACTTGGTTGAAGGATTGCCAATTCCACAAAGTTCTGATGTATCCATCAAGCTGACACCTGGTGCATTGACCATCACTGGAAGCGGTCAGGAATTTGAAATTGATTCATCAAAATTGACATTGGTTGACTTGAAGTCTGATGTTGAAATGGAAAAAATTATTCAGCAGTCAGCACCTGGAATGATTATTGGTGCAGTAACATTTGGGGTCATTGGTGCAATGATAGGTGGAAGGGTCAAGACCAAAGAAAAAAGGGTTGTCAACCACTTCCTGCTTGTTAGTTATCAATCTGATGAACTGAAAACAATTGTCATTGATGTTACCAAAGACTGGTATAATGCAGCATCATTGGTTGATTATTTCAGAAAACTCAATCCAACCTATGCAAAGGTGAATAAGGTTTCTTTATAAGAATTCTCACATACCGAAATGGTAGTTGAGATAATGAAAGGGGGTGAACATCATCAAGAATCCAAATGGTTATGGTACTGTTGCAAAGCTTTCAGGTAATCGCAGAAAGCCATTTGTCATCCGTAAAACAATAGGATGGAATGACAAGGGTCATCCGATATATGACACAATAGGATACTGTGCCACAAGGGAAGAAGGTCTGATGATTCTTGCTGAATATAACCGTAACCCCTATGACATTGATGCTGCAAAAATCACCATGAAAGAACTGTTTGAAAAGTGGTCTGAAAAGAAGCTTCCAAAGATGTCAGCTTCATCACAGGGTTCATTGAAGTCAGCTTTCAAGCACTGTTCCAAAATTGAAAATATGAAGTACAAGGAAATAAGGTCTTTCCACATGCAGGACTGCATTGATAACTGTGGATGTGGGTATTCAACCCAGTGGGCAATCAAGAACCTTTTTGGTCACCTGGACAGATATGCATTGGAACTGGATGTCATCAACAAATCATATTCACAGTTGATAACCGCTGAACCAATACCTGAAACCAAGAAGCGACCTTTCACAGATGAAGAAGTCAACAAGGTGTGGGAAGTACAAGACCAAGAATGGGTTGATTCAGTTTTATTCCTTCTATACACTGGATTCAGAATCAGTGAAATGCTAACTGTTGAATCAAACAATGTTGATATGGATGCAGGAACAATCAAAGGCGGTGTTAAAACCAAAGCAGGAAAAGACCGTATTGTTCCCATTCATTCCAAGATTGTTCAATTAGTTCAAAGAAGAAAAGACCAAGGGAACAAGTATCTTTTCAGCTTTGAAGGAAAGAAAACATCCAATGCCAAGTATTATGAATTTTGGAATGCCATCATGGAACAGTTGGGAATTGAGAAAACACCCCATGAATGCAGACACACATTCCGCAGCAGACTTGATTCAGCAGGTGCAAATAAGGTATGTATTGATTTGATGATGGGGCATAAGTCAAAAGAAGTGGGTGAAAGAATCTACACCCACAAGACAATTCAGGAACTGAAAGAAGCCATGGAATTGATAGATGCAACTTTGAACTAATAACAGGTTAGTAACAAAAATAACCCCCAACCGCTATATATCAGCAGTTGGGGGTTGTCTGTGGATATTATATCATAAAAAGGATTTGTGTTTAAGATATGTATTGTATAAATAATTTTAATTTTCAAGTCGATTAAAAATTAAAATAGCCGATTCAACCCCACCATTAACATAG